TGGCCCAACTTCATTAATGGAGCACATCATGCAAAAATGGCCGCAGCTTTTGAGAAAGTTGCTAGGGGAGATTGTAAAAGGCTTATTATCAATATGCCTCCACGGCATACTAAAAGTGAATTTGCTAGTTACCTACTACCTGCTTGGTTTTTGGGTAAATTTCCGGAGAAGAAAGTCATCCAAACCTCGCACACCGCTGAGTTATCCGTGGGATTTGGTCGGAAAGTCAGGAACTTGGTGGATTCAGACATATATAAGTCAATTTTCCCAGGAGTTGAGCTCCAATCTGACAGCAAAGCAGCCGGTAGATGGGCTACTAGCGCTGGCGGAGACTATTTTGCGATCGGTATTGGGGGTGCTGTCACGGGTAAAGGTGCAGATATACTCATTATTGACGACCCTCACTCAGAACAAGAAGCAGCTTTAGCTGAAAATAACCCGGAAGTGTACGACAAGACGTATGAGTGGTATACGTCAGGCCCACGACAGCGACTCCAACCGGGCGGTTCTATCATTATGGTGATGACAAGGTGGTCTAAGAAGGACTTAACGGGCCAAGTGGTCAAAGCGGCTATGCAAAGAAGTGGGGAAGAGTGGGAGATTATTGAGTTTCCTGCAATTATGCCTAGTGGTAAACCCTTATGGCCGGAGTTCTGGTCGTTTAAAGAATTAGAGGCACTACGTCAGGAGTTGCCTAATTCTAAGTGGATGGCGCAGTACATGCAGAACCCCACTTCAGATGTATCCGCTATTATTAAGCGGGAGTGGTGGCAGATTTGGGAGGATGACGAGCCGCCGTTCTGTGATTTTGTCATTCAGTCGTGGGATACGGCGTTTCTTAAAACTCAGCGGAGTGACTATAGTGCGTGTACGACATGGGGGGTTTTTTATAGACCGGACGATACAGGTATAAATCAGGCAAATATTATCCTTTTAAACGCCTTTAAGCGTAGAATGGAGTTTCCAGAACTTAAGCAAAAAGCGTTTGAGGAGTGGAAAGATTGGGAGCCAGACTCTATAATTATCGAAGCAAAAGCATCAGGTGCACCATTAGTTGCAGAAATGCGGGCGATGGGCATACCAGTACAAGAGTTTACACCATCTAAAGGTAATGATAAAGTTGCTAGATTAAACGCAGTTGCGGATATATTTGCAAGTGGTAGGGTGTGGGTTCCACAGACTAATTGGGCAGAAGAAGTGGTTGAGGAAGTAGCAAGCTTCCCATCAGGCGAACACGATGACTTGGTAGACTCAACAAGTCAGGCGATAATGCGGTTTAGAAAAGGCGGATTTATAAGGCTTCCCTCAGATTACGAGGACGAAGTAAGATCCTTTAGACGTAAAGTAGCATATTACTAGGACATATAATGATTGAGAAAAGTTTATACGCCGCTCCTCTTGGGATAGAAGAAGAAATTGAAATAGAGATGCCGGATATTGAGGTAGAGATTGAAGAGCCCGTTGGTATAGAAACACTAGAGATTAATATTGAAATTGACGATGGCTTTGATGACAATCTTGCAGAGGAGATAAGTGAGAAAGAATTAGTCCAAATAGCGGGTGATTTATTGTCTGACTACCAAGACGATATTGATGCTCGGAAGGACTGGATCCAGACATATGTCGACGGGTTAGAGCTGTTAGGCATGAAAATTGAAGAAAGAACCGATCCGTGGGAAGGAGCTTGTGGTGTATATCATCCCCTTTTATCTGAAGCTCTTGTTAAGTTCCAAGCTGAAACCATCATGGAAACTTTCCCAGCTGCGGGTCCCGTTAAAACGCAGATTATCGGGAAAGAGACTCCCGAAAAGAAAGATGCTTCCATACGAGTTCAAGAGGATATGAACTACCAATTGACGGAGGTGATGACAGAATACCGCCCTGAACATGAGCGGATGATCTGGGGACTAGGACTTTCTGGTAATGCGTTTAAAAAAGTGTACTTTGACCCGTCCCTTAATCGGCAAGTGTCGATGTTCATTCCAGCAGAAGATTTAGTCGTACCTTATGGAGCTTCTAGTTTAGAACAGTCTCCACGAGTAACCCATGTAATGCGCAAAACTGAGAATGAAGTTAAGCGTTTACAGCATGCTGGGTTCTATCGGGACGTAGATTTGGGGGAGGCTAGTTCAGCGCTGGACGAGGTAGAGAAGAAGATTGCAGAAAAAATGGGGTTCCGGGCTACTACAGATGACCGCTACAAACTCCTTGAAATGCACGTTGACCTCGACTTAGCTGGATATGAAGATGAAGAAGATGGCGAGCCAACTGGCATAGCCCTACCATATGTAGTAACTATAGATAAGGATTCTGAAACTATCCTATCTATTAGGCGTAACTGGAGGCCAGAAGATGAAACTTATCAAAAAAGACAGCATTTCGTCCATTATGGCTATGTTCCGGGCTTTGGTTTCTACTGTTTTGGTCTTATCCATCTTGTTGGTGCTTTTGCCAAGTCTGGTACTTCCCTTATACGTCAACTGGTGGACGCAGGGACATTATCCAACTTGCCGGGTGGCTTTAAAACCCGTGGATTGCGAATCAAAGGAGACGACACGCCAATAGCTCCGGGCGAATGGCGGGATGCGGACGTTCCAAGCGGTGCGCTCAAAGACAACTTAATGAGTCTACCGTATAAAGAACCAAGTCAGGTTTTGTATAGTCTATTAGGTACGATTGTAGAAGAAGGTCGTAGATTTGCCTCGGCAGCAGATATGAAAATATCTGATATGTCAGCTAATTCCCCAGTGGGCACAACTCTAGCTATCTTAGAGCGGACCCTTAAAGTGATGAGTGCGGTACAGTCCCGTATCCACTACTCAATGAAGCAGGAACTTAAGCTCCTCAAAGAAATTATCCGTGACTACACGCCTGAAGACTACGATTATGAGCCTGAAGAGGGAAGCGCAAAGGCTAAGCAATCAGACTATGACATGGTTACAGTCATTCCAGTCAGTGATCCAAACGCTGCAACAATGGCGCAAAAGATTGTCCAGTATCAAGCGGTTTTACAGTTAGCTCAAGGGGCCCCACAGATATACAACATGCCGCAGCTACATCGGCAGATGTTGGAAGTCTTAGGTATTAGGAACCCACAGAAGTTAATTCCGTTGCCAGAAGACAAGAAGCCAAAAGATCCAATTAGTGAGAATATGGACGTTATTAACGGTAAACCGCTTAAGGCGTTTATCTATCAGGATCAAGAAGCGCACATTACGGCTCATACTAACTTTATGAAAGACCCACTAACGGCTAAGACTATTGGTCAGAACCCACAAGCTCAAGTTATGATGGCGGCACTTCAGGCGCACATAGCAGAACACTTTGGATTTAAGTACCGTCAGTTAATAGAGCAGCAGTTGGGCGCACCGTTGCCGTACCTCGAAGACGACGAAGATACGATTCCAGAGGAATACGAAGTTCAGATTTCAAGACTTATTGCCCAAGCGTCTGCACAGCTACTCCAGCAGAATATGGCCCAGGCGTCTCAAGAGCAGGCTCAACAGCAGCAGCAAGATCCGATTATTCAGATGCAGCAGCAAGAACTTCAGATCAAGATGCAAGATGTTCAGCGTAAAGCCCAGAAAGATCAGATTGATGCGCAGCTTAAAGGCGAACAGCTTCAGATTGAGCGAGATCGAATACAAGCTCAAGTCGATATAGAAGGACAAAAAGCGGGTATTAAGATGTCTTACGACAAGGACAAATTAGACCGTGATAGTGAAATGCAGGCTACGCAGATGGGTATTGATATAGCAGCAGCTAGAGAACGAAACTCAAAAATAGGGAATAGACAATGACGGAGTTAGACATAATTGTTCAACAACTAGACGAAAAAGTTAAACAGTTAAATGAAGCAGTAGTAAACGGTAATTTTGAGAAGTTTGAAGATTACAAAAAAACGTGTGGTGAGATTCGGGGTCTGCTTACTGCTCGTGGTTACGCACTAGACCTGAAGGATCGAATAGAAAAGGCAAACGATGAATGACCTAGCACAGGCAGTAGATTTATCTCTAGTTCTTAATAAAAGAAACGAAGAGAAGGCAACACAGCTCCCAAAACCCGTTGGATATCGCATACTCTGCGCTATTCCAGAAGCGGAAAAAGAGCATGATGGAGGCATCCTCAAATCAGACGAAACAATGCGAAATGAAGAAACGCTTACGACCGTGCTGTTTGTAATAGATTTAGGACCCGATTGTTATGTAGATAAAGTGAAGTTTCCAACTGGGCCGTGGTGTAAGAAGGGTGATTTTATCCTTGTACGCCCCCACGCAGGCACAAGACTAGTCATACATAATAAAGAGTTCCGCATTATTAATGACGATACAGTAGAAGGTGTAGTTTCCGATCCCCGTGGTATTAGACGAAAATAAGGAGTTTACGATGGCAGAAAATAAATTAGAGCTGGAAGAGTTTAAATACCCAGACGAAGTAGAAGATAAATTAGAAGTTGAGGTTGAGAGTGATGTACCACCGGAAGACCGTGGTAAGACCCGATCACAACCTGAGTTTGTTGAGAGCATGGAAAAGGATGAACTTGATGAATACTCTGAGGCCGCTAAACAAAAGATAGCTGGATTTAGGAAGATTTATCACGATGAACGCCGTGCTAAAGAAGAGGCTGACCGTGAAAGACAGGAAGCCGTAGCTATTGCTAAACAGCTATTTGAGGAGAATAAAGCCCTAAAAGGCAGAGTTACTAATAGTGAGAAGTACGCTGTTGACTCCTACAAAACTGCCGCAGAGCGTGAAATGGAGATGGCAAAGCGAGAATATAAAGAGGCTTATGACTCTGGCGATGGCGATAGGTTAGTCGAAGCGCAGGAAAAAATGACTACTGCCCGTATTAAGTTAGACAAGGCAGAAAATGTTTCGCAGAACATGCAGCAAAAAAATGCTTTACAAGAAGAACGAAATGAGGTAAAAACACAACAACAGCCGGAAAAACCCGTCCGTGATCAGAAAGCCAGTACATGGCAAGAGCGAAACTCTTGGTTTGGGCAGGATGATGAAATGACAAGTCTAGCTTTAGGGCTACACGAAAAACTTGTCAAAGAAAACGGAATGGCTTATGCTACGACTGACGAGTATTACAAGCGGATTGACGAAACAATGCGCAGAAGATTCCCTGAGAATTTTGAAGAAGTTGAAGACGAAAAACCTCGACAAAAACTTAGTAACGTAGTTGCTCCAGCGAACCGTAGTACAGCTTCGAAAAAAGTAAAGCTAAATACTTCGCAGCTATCTATAGCTAAAAGGTTAGGTCTTACGCCAGAGCAATATGCCCGTGAACTAGTAAAAATGGAGTCTTAAAAATGACAACGAAACCACATGAATTAACTAGAGAATTAGAAACCCGTGAGTTAACTGAGCGTCCTAAAGTGTGGAAGCCCGCAGAGCTTCTGCCAGAACCCGACAAACAAGCTGGTTATAAGTATAGATGGATACGAGTAGCAACGCTGAATCAAGCTGATCCACGAAATCTTTCATCGAAATTGAGAGAAGGCTGGGAACCTGTAGGTATTCCT